CTTTTAATATATTCTATGGCCTGGTAAAATGCTTTCATTTTTTAAAGTGATTTTTAATTTGTTTTGCCTCCTCTTTGCTTTCGTCGATTAAGTAAGATAAAAGCGTGAGTGACTCATGAAGAGGCTCTCTTCCAACTTCTCTAGGCTTGACTCCAAGTTCTCTTGAAAGTCTAACAAAAGATTGATACCAACCCCACCGCTCTCCAAAACCTCCTCGAGATATTTCCCCTCCCTCATCGCCTTGCTCTCCAAATGCGATAGGATATTGTTCAATAATTCTTTGCTTAAATTCCAAAAAAAAAGTATTGATCCGATTACTACGTCCATTCTAACATCGTTGAATAACTCCGCTTTACTTTCGTCTGCGTCGTAATCCTCAATTTGATAAAATGGAGTTATCTTTTTTGTTATTGGTCTGTATAAAACCGACATTAATAAACTTAAATTCTCATCGTTCCCTAGTAACGAGTCAATCGTTGCGTGTTCCCCTAGTGTCATCTTATCAAAGTTCGGAATAAATCCGAACTCTGTACCGTTCATTTTAAACGTTTTAACTCTCTCAGGTTTCTGATCCAATACCTTAGCTAATTGCTCCACTATTTCAGCAAAATCGTTAACCGGTATTTTCATAACGTCGGTCACGCTTAGGTTACAAAATATCGCAACCATTTGAATGCAAACAAATGTCTCATCGTCCTGGTTGTCTTTTAATACTTTTAAATATCTCAAATATTGAGACAATTTAATCTCCTTTAAATCCGTTGGAATTACTACTCTCATATATATATAACTAAAAAAAGTGATTTTGTTTATTAATTTTTTTTGAATGTACTTTATTACGTACAATATTATCGTTTATGTACGTAATAAGCTACGTAATTATTAAGCGTCTCGACTTATTTATTGCGAGGCTCATCATTGCGAAGTAACGAAGAGCGTCAATTGCGTGGTTAAATTCGTCGATTGGCCTGTTTAATTTTTTACCGGTCTTGTCAACGTCCCAGCTATAACTCCTCAACTCTTTAATTAAATTGGTGCTAGACTTAGTGACTAAGATTTCCTTTTGCTGCAATACCGATATTCCGTAATTGATTGAGTCTGCTCCTTTGACAACTGGTTTAATATTGTAACCGGCGCGTCTTATCTCTTCGATTGACTTCGGCTCTGCTGAGTCTGCCCAAATTGGCGCCGTTCGTTCCTGTTTCATGAGTCGAATTATATCGGAGTTTAAAAGTGAGGTGCTATAAATTAACTCGTCAACTATAATTTTACCATTGTAATCATAAACAGCAATATGAGCGGTTGGATCATTCGAGTAACCAAAATCGAGTCCACTCCCTAAAAACTTTGCCTCCGTTGGTATCGTATCGATTTGCTCCCAATTTTGGAATATCACTCCCTCAAGTGAGCCGAGTTGACCTAGTCCGTAAACGTTCCACCAGTTCGCCCAATATGTTGAAGTTAACGCTTTCTCTTTTGCTTTCTCAATCTCTCGAACGATTGCCGGATCGAGTGCCTCGTTATCTTTATAAGTCAATACGACAAAGTCTGAGTCCGGATCGTTTAATAGTTCCGTTTGTACCCAAAACTCATTCGTTGGATTGTAGTCTAGGTATATAAATTTCTTTGTACGGATTGCGAGTTGCTGGTAGCTTTCAAAGTCGATATTATTGCACTCGTTTATAAATAGAATGTCACGTCTCGCCCCTCTGAGCTTGTCAGGTTGGTCGACGCTAAAAAATTCAATATAACTATTATTTGAGAATGTATATTTAAGCGAAGAGCGATTGAAATTGGCATCTCGATAATTGTCAGTTAATAACATTATCTTTTGAAAGTCTTTTAAAGCTCCACGTTTCAAATGAGGAATTGACTCACTAACTATTGATATCTCCGAAAATGGATTTTCAATTGCGTAAGTAATTAAAAGCGGTAAAATAGAAAACGTTTTGGAACTACTCGTCCCACCTTGAACAATCCGAACTCGTTTTCTTAGTTTGGCAATTTTACTCTGAGCTGTCGTTTTCTGGAACATCTAAGTCTAAGGAATTAAAAATAGGTTTCTCAATACTTATATGTTGGTCGATAGTTTGTTTTGGCATTCCAAAAAAGTATTTAAACCACAATTCAATCGCCCACTTCTCTCCGGCTTGCATTGCTGCCTCGAGTTGCAATATCGCCTCCGGTAAAAAAGGTTTCAATCTCTCGTAAGTGTCTTGCATTTCCGACTTTGTCATTAAACGCTTGTCGTCAGGTCTTACGGCTTTGGTTGAATTTCCTCCATTAAATTTCCTTTTATCCATTTATATAATCTAAAACTTCTTTAATTGAAATTGCAACTTCATACTCTTCGTCTTCTATTGCTTCTTGCTCTAACTCTAAAATATCTTCTTTTGATATTTCTCCTAATTTATAATGCTTTAATAAAGTTTTGGTATTTTCTTTTACAGCTTGTAAAGTTTTTAATTTTAGTGTAAATTCTGCCATACTAAATATATTTTCAATCCAAAACAATTAATTGATTTTGTAAGCTCCTAAAATAACCTCGTTGTTAGTCAAAAACTCCGACGTAAACATTTTAAACCCCTTATAAGACTTTGTTTTTAATAACTTGAATAAGTTGTCCGGCATCCAAATTTCGTTCGCTGAGAGGTCTGTAGGTGCGTTTTCGATTACAGCGTCTAAAAATTGATAAAATTCGGCTTGTTGTTGTTTTTTAGTTACTTTCATACGAGTATAATTTGAATAAATCCTTTATAATCGTTTCGTGAACTTTCGAGCAATTCGGACAATTAGAATTATCGATGCCAAAATAGTATAAATATAAACCATTTAAATAATTTACGTCTTCAAAAATTAACTCAGTACGTTTTCCCTCGATTACTCTTTGACCTTTTGCCTCTAAAAATAGAGTAAAATGTTCTTTGTCAATTGGAGTCATTTCAGACTTAACCTTTTTAAAGTTAAAAAGTCTGTTTAAAGAGAATTGTCTCTCCTTACAATCTAAGCAAGGCTCAATCCCAACCGCTGAGGTTAAATTTGCGACAACATCGCCAAGCCCTTGTATTTCTTTTTTAGTCTTTCTTTTTGCCATTTAGTTTAATTTTAACCATTTTATTAACTCTGTGTATAGTTTGAATGTGTATTCCGGTTTGTCTTGCTAGTTCTCTTTGTCCGTGTAGCGTTGAGAGTTCAAATAAAGTCCTTTCGTACCAGGTTAAACCTTTGGAAAGCTCTTTATAATCAATTCCGTCGTTATATTCCTCGTCTTCGATTTCAAATTTACTAAAATCGTCGATTAAAATATCGTTATTTTTAAGAGAGTCATAAAATAATGATCTCAAAGTTACAAAAATATATCCGTCTGAGACTGGAATTGTTCTTTCGCTGAGTTTAATATACATATTTTGCACCAACTCGTCGGCTAAATCCTTGCTTTTACAAATTTGTAAAGCCATTTTTCTCCACTGAGCGTCCTTTTTAGCGAGTTCGTTAATTATCAAAGTCGCATCGGATTAAAAAACTCACTTAAAAAATGCAATACGTGAGTTTCATTCTCAATATAATAAGCCGTTCCCCTAACAATTAACACAATTTCGTCCGGTGACTCAATCCAATATCCGTCAATACTATCGACGTTTACACGGAAGTCGACAAACGATCCGTTAAGTCCGAGATTGTCGTCGTCCTGTTCCAACCACATTTGAGTCGATATTGTGTACGGTTTTATCATAATACAAATATAGTAATTATATTAATATAACCTAAAAAAGTTATTTTGTAACAAATTTAGATAGTTTTTGTTTTAAATAAAACATTCCAATCACTCCAAACATAAACAAAGCATCCGTGTTTTTTAAGCTCTGAGATCCTTAACTCTTGTAATGGACTCAATATACCATTTTCCTTTTTTACTTCGATAAAAGTAGCCTGGCCGTCTTTGATAGCTAATAAATCCGGAATGCCATTTGTTGAGGTTTTTATTAGTTTGGTGACAAAATACCCTTGCGCCTGGAGTTTCTTTTTTATCTTAGTTTGGATCTGTTGCTCTGTCATTATTTAATTAATTTTTCTAAGTAAATCAAATAAAATCTAAATTCGTTTAAAAGGCTTTCGTAATATTCTAAACTTACTTCTAAAGTTTCTAAATGAGGTAAAGGAATATTTATTTTTTTATCATATTCGCAAATCTCTTTTGGTACATTTCCACCAACTTTTTCAACAATTTCATGAAGGTTTTCTGTGGTTGCTCTTAACATATTGTTTAAATAAACTTGTCTGTCAATTAATCTTTGTAATTTTGAATTTTTCATAATATTTGTAGCACTTATCCTTGCAATCGGGTTTATTTGTTTTTAAATTGGTTTAAATAATCTTCAGCAATAAAAATAGATATTGAAGAATTTTCTTTAAAATCTTCTCTATCTGCTAAAAATTGTATTAACTCTAATTGTTGTTGCTTTTCCATTTCTTTGGCTTGATTAATGTTCTTTCTAAAATTAGGAGTACAATTTTCAATACTTCCAAAATGTTTTTCAATTAACCATTCTACTGCTGTTTGTTCCATAATATTTTTTAGTTTAAAATTTCTGAATTATTTATCTCCTCAGCCAAATCGAGCAATCCGTGTTTAATCACTTCCGAATTAAAAGTCAACTGAATTAATAATCCGTAGATAATTTGCAAATGTTCATCGATAGTTAGATCGTCGCTTTGCGTTTCAACGCTGTGAGTTTTGCCGTAGCATTCAATAGTTATTTTCATTATCGTGTCATTATAAAGATTAACGAAGTCGCTAGGGTGATAACTGAAACCCACGCCATTATTTCAATAATTAATTCCTCTTTGTTATTCATATTTTTTTTTATAAATTATTAATAATTCCTCTAAGGTTAAATTTTTACCTTTGTAATCCCAAAGGTATATTGAAGTAAAATCGCACTCCAATCGCAACCAGGTTACAAATTGAATGATCTCGATTAACTCGTCGTCCTTTGGATTATATTTTTGTCCTTTCATATATTATTTCGATTTCTTGTTTAACTTCGTCTAAATATTGATCAAATAAACTTCCCTCTGAGGCAAAAAATAAACGAGAGTCAAAAAATCGAACTTGCTCAACTGCTAATAAAGCGCATCGTTTTGCGTGAATAATATTTGTAAAATATCCGTCATCGTCTTCGTCAGTTCTAATCGCGTGACAATATTTGTCGAATAACTCTTTTGCTTTATCTTTTGCTGTCATAACTTTTTTACAAAATTATCGTTATAATCAAACTCCAGTTGAAAATACTCTCCATTATCTAAATATTTAAAAGTATAAATCCAGTGATAACAAAAAGTTTTCTTTTGGTTGTTCCATCTCTTTGGCATCTGTAAATTTTTGCCTGTTCCAATCATTTGAAACTCGCGTCCAATAGTTCCGACTTGAGGCAATAAATGAATTGCGATTTTTTGATTTTTTACAATTAGATAGTCCATATCATAAATTTTTAAGCGCCCACTCAGCGTATTTAATTATTTTTTGAAAGTCCTCTTTGTCCTGGTCCTTTTTTCTCCAGCAATATTTGTCAATATTAAATTTGCATATTGCCAAAATTTCCTCCTTGCTTAAGTTTGCCTCAGCTCGCTCAAATGTGTCGATACCAATTTTATATTGTTCCGGCTTTGTCACTCCATTTGCATCGTAATTAACATCTGCGTATGGATTTGTAATTGTTTTTAAAAAATCTCTATTCATAATATTTTTTTATAAAAATCTTTTATTAACTCTTCCTCTGTAAATGGTTTTATTTCATTATTAAAAGTCCACATACTAAATATTTT